AAATACGCTGATTTTCCTCTTGTGGAATGGAATCACTCACATAAAATTCCAAAATATTTTTACAATTGTTTATTTTTTCCAACGCATCTTTTGAAAAAACACCATGTGTAATTACACAAATTACCTTTGTAATACCATAATTTTCCAAAGAATTAATTGCAGAAACTAATGTACCACATGTATCTGCAATGTCATCACATACAATTGCTGTTTTACTTTTCATTGATTCTTTATCACCACCTTCTTGAATTAAAATAGTTTTATCAACAGTATTGGCCTTGATATAATTACGTTGTTTGTGCATAATCATCATATTTAATTTCACACGAGATGAAAAAGACAATGTACGCTTCACCGCGCCAGCATCAGGTGATACCATAACGTATTTTGCCTGACGTTCTTCCAATGTTATATTTTTAAAAACATTTTGTTTGAGACAATTAACCACTAAATTAACTGAATATAAATTATCAAATGGAACATCCATATAACCTTGAATTTGTGTGGCATGTAAATCCAATGAAACAAACCGATCTACCTTGACACTTTCAAATAAATTTGCAATTGTTTTTGCTGGAATAGGTGAACGAGCCAAATCTTTTTTGTCACCACGAGCATATGGATAATTGGGCATTATAACAGTTACAGTAGAAGCCATTGATCGTCGACATGCATCAATCATAATAAGGGTTTCCAATATAATATCATTGACTGACATATTTTTTTTTGGATTGGTACAGCCTGTTTGAACAATAAAAATATCTTTTCCACGCAGATTTTCATGAATACGACATCGCAATTCGGAATTTGCAAACATTGTGGGCACATTTCGTTCATCAATTGGGAGACCCAATTTTTCACCAATTTGTTTTGCCAATTTTACATTTGAATTGCCAGATAAAAGAACTACATTTTCCATTCCATGATGTTTGGATAAATGTGTAATTTTTTTAGTTAGAAATTCCATTTGCTCTTGGAGTTCATGTAACTTCTGAATGGCAGTTTCGCATTCTTCTGTGTTTTGCGTGGTAGTGGGTGTGGTGCTCATTATTAAAGTGAAATATAATTCATATTAATTACTTTAATATCATAATCAAATTTTTTTTTGGGACGAGCAGATCAATATTCCATAATTTAGTTAATAATAAAAAATTTTGATAATCTAAAATCATTAATTTTAAAATATAAAAATTAAAATGGAAAGCCAATTACTTATATTGGAACCAAATGTAAAAATTAAATTAACAAGAGATTGGACATTTGTTGTGGATGACATACATGGAAACAAAGCTTTTTTATTAAAATACATTAAATTAAATCAACTTCAAATAAAAAAATCAGCAGCACAAAATGAATTTGGAAAGAAATCTTCTTTAGGAGATGGAACGGATTTGAGTGTTCGAAGTGTCAATACTTCGAGACGACATATCGTTTGGGAAATATCATCTGGACCATTTAACATGTTTACATTAGTTACATCATTTAATGATGCCAATAAAATTTATTTTGAAAACATGGAGTAGATTTTGTTATTATGCAACGTTAATAATAATTAAATTTTGATTTTTGTCGACTTAATTAAAAAATAAAAATTAAATTTTTATGTATGTCGTTAATTGTACCTGCTTCGCTTCAAACTACTCAAATTATATGTTCAAATCATTTGACCGATAAATTGGCAGTTTATTTACACCATCACAATAAAAATATGTGTTTAACTAATTTTCAAACATTATTTAGATATTTATTATGTCCAGAACGCGCAGTAACACCAGATGAAACCTACTTAATGTTTCTTTGGAAACTTCAAACTGAAAATGTCACTCAAACAAAAACTATGTTTTATGGCAGGACCAATGGAATACCAACCGCAATCCAACACATTATTTGTGAAATGGTTGGACCTTTTTCCATTCTTGATTATAAAAATTTATTTTCTGATGACCAAACAAATGATGAGAAAACAGATGATGAGAAAACAGATGATGAGAAAACAGATGATAAAAACTATTATAAAAAAAAAGTAATAATAAATTTACTAAAAACCGGTAAACATAATTCTTTTGTTCAAGAAATTATTAGAATTAATCAATCAAATAAAATTATTTTACATGAAATATTGTGTTTGGCAATAGAATATAGTAACACAATAATTATGGAATATTTATTACGAGACATGAATTTTGATCCAAATAAATGTTATTTAAGAGCACTACCCTTATTGATTGCTTGTTCATCAACACCTAATTTTAGTGGTAAATGGACACTTGTAAAACCAATTCGCCTACTTTTACAATATGGCGCCGATCCATATAAGTTTTGTCCATTAAATTGGGAATCATCATATGCTTATTTTACAAGGACAAATCGTGTTAGAGCAGCTTGTCGTCTTCGTGTCTTTCATAATCAATATAAAAAATGTAACGCAATGAAATAAAAACATGAAATAAAAACATAAAATAAAAAAAAATTTGATATGTCAATGAAGCATTATTATTTTTTTTAATTCGAGAAAATAAATGAGTGGACAATCAAACAATCAACTAAACAAACAACAAATTCCAAATTATCCAGTGGATCATTCTCTAAGAGAAACGGCCATTACATATTTAAAAATAAAATCATTTTATACCAAGGAAAATAAAGCTGGCAAAAAATCGCTAGAAGATCATTGGATTTTTATTAAAGAACATTTTTTATTTTTTAACAGAAATGGAAGAATTAGAAGCAAAAACGGGATTTCACATTGGGTTGACAAATAATTTAATTGTATGGACAGATATATTTAATTGCACTGCGGTGGAATATGAAATTACACTGGTTGATATTTATAAAAAAATCCATAAAACTACATTTATCATGACGTTAAATACATTTAATGATGGAGTGTTTCCAAAATTAATGGGATCAAGTATTGCATTTTTACAATTTATGACAAGTCCGTTGGCCTCTGAACTACAATTATTTAATAAATGGAAAGATTGTGAATTTGCTCATATAATTCGAACACCAGCAGGAGGAGATGTGACATTTGAATTTACTTTTATAGAAAATGGTCATGAAATCAATATCCATTTACCAAATTCACTATTTAAAATTGGGACTCCCGATTCAGATGGTTATTATACCATTGTATTTGAACAACATAAAATATATCAAATGATTATGAAAAAAGTACGAAACATTATGGAAGCACAAGAAATGGCAACAATGACACAAAAAGTAAAGAATGCTCCAAAACAAATGAGCTGTCAAACCAGAGAATTCAGTTATGATTAAAAAAAAAGAATTATTAAAAAATTTATTTTATTTTTTGTCAATAATTAATGATGATGTTTATTATGATGATGATCATATAAATGTTTCATATCTATTTTTTGAATTCCAGTTACTTTGGTTAAATCAATTGCTTTGTCAATTCGATGTAGTGGATCGACATGAACTTGCGTTACATGGACTTTTAATAATTCTTCTTCGTCTTCATTTTTTTCTAAATATTCTTTCAATTGTTTAATGACATGAGGATCATTTACACTGAGATCTTCACGTGGTTTGAGATCTTTGTCTACTAAACATAAATATTGGTTACCATCATCATCTTCGTCTAATAAATGAGACAATTTATAATGAAGATGGCTTGGTTCAACAAGACGAACGTTATGTGTAAGACCAAAGGTTTTTTCACTTTGATGATTTGTCGCAAAATCTTGAACAGTGAAATGAATGGAATGTCCCGATTTTACGTGATTTTTTAAATCTACTATTTCAAATACCTGATTATTATGGTAAATAAATTGTCCTCTTTTTAAATTTCTGGCTTGTGTTGACATGATATGTGTTTTTTATTTTTAATAAAGATCTTTTTTTTTTATTTAGAAAAGTCAAATTTATTTTATTTTTGTTTGAATTAAATAAATAAATTCGTTTGTTTACATATTTTTTTAAAAATTATTTATTAAATGGGAAGTGTAATAAGTTATTTTTTAGATAATGGCGAAACTGTAAATAAAATGGAAAATAAAATGGAAAACAAAATCCCAAGTATAATTTTGGGTCAATGTAAATTTTGTGCCAAAAAACAAATTGAATTTGGAAAAGATGGATATTGGATTTTTGGTGATTATTGGATTTGTTTAAAATGTAAAGAAGATCAAAATATAAAATCATATCCAGTGGCATGTGAGTGGTGTAATTATCAAGATGTGAAATGGCATCAAGGACATACATATAGTTGTCCACGATGTATTCAACTTAATATATCGCATCATGGATTTTAATTTTAATTCTAATTCCAATATACAAACAAAAACATAATTAAAAAATAATGTTTTTAATTATTTTTTTATCAATTGATCGATTTAATGGTTTTCATTATAAATCTTCTATTTCTATAAATGAAACAAAAGAAGACATTTTACCAGAAGTATTTGCGGAAATTGAACTCACTTTTATATCTACTTTTCCTGGGAATCTAGCCCAATTTAAATTTGTTGTATTGTTACCATTTGAACCAATAAAAATGGTGGTTTGAAATAAATAGACATTTGATTCAACAAATAATCTTGTATTTGGATTAACATTTGCTCGAAGACGAATATCCTGATCTTGATTTGCGGATGAATTAGTCATTGTGTCAATATAAACAGATTTATTTAATGGTACAGTATAAAGGCACGTTCTATCTTTATTCCCACCAGAACCAATATATCGAAATGTTTGTGTTCCACTCCACGGTGATTCAATTGAGTCACCACTTAATGTTGTCAATGTTAAATCACCAGCTGCTACTCCATTTGTCCCACATGTTACAGAATACATATCATTTACTCTTCTGACACCAGAAGCTACTGCAGTAACGGCAGTTGTTCCATTTAATGACACAACAACACTTTTTTCAACCCAATTTGTATTCAAATAAATTATCTCTACTGTCCGAACACCTGTTCCAGCACTTGAATCATTAGCATCTGTACTTGATATTTCTAATCCAAATGTATTTGTTTTTGGTGTGTAAATTCTATAATTTCCTCCAGCTAATTGTGGATTAAACTCACAAATATCGACTAATAATGTACTCGATGGAAAACTACTTCTATTTCCTAGCATATATTTTTTACTGGCTTTGCGACCTTTGTAATCATTACTAATGGACACAGCTAGTTTTTCAACATCTTGCTCTACACTCACACTTGTTTTCAAAGTCGAATCTAAAAAAAAATCAGTATGTGAAGTATCACCATCAATATAATGTACACGAAAACCATCTAACATTGAATGAAATTTAAATAATCGGGAACCTTGAATCACATCATTTTGACTAAAAGAATATCGATATATTCCTCTAGAAATAGGTGGACTACTTTGTACATCATCGGTATGTTCAATTATCACTCCTCGTTCTGATGATTGCTGATTTGTAGCTATAAAAACTTCAATTGTATTCCAACCATCAGTATCAACCCACGCAGAACTGTAGACTTCTTTTACAATATCATTATCATTATGTGATGAGGCATCAGTACTCAACGAACCTCTTGTACATCCAGTAAATGTTGTTGCTGTTGTCCCGGTATATTGAATAATTTCAGTTTCAATTGCAATGTAACCAGAAGATGAAAATCCACTTGTGCTATCCACAGTAATTGTTGTCACTGAATCATTAATTCCACTACCATCATTTATTGCTGTTGATGTTAATATAGAAGTTGTAGTAAAAGCACTTCCATCTGCTGGGGTATTAACATAATCGCCATCAGGTTGTTTTCCAACTGTAACACTTCGTTGTAAATTACAAACCATCGTTGAACCAACGAATCCTTCAACTGGAATTGTTTGACCAGAAATAGCTTTATTTGTCAATTTCGATGCAAATAATAATCGTGTGGTTGAGGATGACGCAGGACAAATAATAAATCGAGCATAACCTGTTAATGTGGGGAATGTATTAGAAATTAAACTTTGAACAGATGTTAAATATGGTAATGTAAAATCACGAACAATATTATCAGCATCTGAATTATCGAACCAAAAACCATAAAAATTTAAATCTGTATTTGAACTAATTTCAATTTGACACTGAGTGAATTGTTCAAACGAAATTAATTGAGATGAAAAACATTCACTGACAATTGAACCATCTGTATGATCATCATCTGTAGTATCAAATTTACCTCTCTCCACTGTTAAATTATTACCTGAAATATTAGTAATGTATAAAAACTCGCTATCAATTCGAATATATCTATTTACACTAAATCCTGTCGAAGAAGTAACCGTAAGTGTTGTATCACCAGCAGAATATGTGCCACCTTCATTAATAGTTGTAACTAATAAATTAGTGGTTGTCTTAAAAATATATTTTGTCAATGCTTGTTTTAAATTTCCAAATATGGACGAAGATACATCACGAACTCTCATAAAAATATCTGTCGTATTTCCAAGGTTACCCACTTCATAAAACAATCCTAAATCTAAAATGGCAACTAATGAATAATTGCTATCAGTCATTGTATGTAAAGTTTTAATTTTTCCAGAACTGGCTCGTT